GTCATGAATACGCAAGACGCAAGATTAGTTAACATGTTAACTGCTGCCGAGAACATTCTCCAGGATTTTTTTAATATCTTTCGTCTTCAATTGACACTTGGCAAGTAAGCCTTTTTCATATAATTCAATGGCTTGACCACCTCCAAATAAAAATAGGTCGGAGGTCAAGAGGTGCTTGACCAAGAAAAAAGACAACCCTTTTGCATTAAATAACGACATATTCCAAGCAATTTGAGAGGTTTGCAACAAAACGTGGTTGCTTTTAGTTGCTTTTAATTCAATAAACACAGATTTACCATTATGACACAAAAATGTGTCACACATTCCATTTGATACTCTGTTTTCAATTCTCTGATAATGTGTTTTTGGAGGTAGGTTTTTCTTCAATAGCAACCAAAGGTTCTTCTCTGACATCTTCTACTTTCTTAAAATTACCATCAATAAATGCATGAGGATATTCTGATCTAATTTGATTTAGTCTTGCAACAATTTCTTCTCGACTAAGTTTATCTAATTGATGGATATGATTTTGTTCTCTTCTATCAACTGTTAAACCACCTAATGCAGATCTTGTTTTCTCTGCATTTATTGATGCAGAAAATTGTCCCTCTTCTTCTGCTTTGTGTGATAGCTCAGATAATCTTTTCAATTGACCAATTAAAGTCACTCCATATCTTCGTTCTCTTTCATCTCGAAGTTCTTTTATATATTCAGTAACTAATGGAAAGTGTTTTCCATTTAACATTCTTGATGCATGAAATTTAGCACTATCCTCAGAATAACCACTTTTAATTGCACATTGTCGAGCAGAATAAATACCCTCGACATAATGTTTAGCAAACTCTTTTTGTCTTGCAGTAAGTTTTGTTTTATTTCCCATGAAAACTAATATAAGGGATTTTCACAACCAAATCAAATTTGAAAAAACAAAATCTCGTATGTGTGCTTGTGTTATTTGAAGTGTGTAAGTGTGTAAAAAGTGTGTAAATTATTTGAGAGTGGATAAAGGTTTGAGAGCAGTTTACACGTTTACACGTTTACACGCCTATTTTCTCAAAAATATTTTTAAATTTATTTTCGTTGTGAAAAAGACTATATAAGTAATTTAATTGCAATAAAGTGTAATTAGTTGTTGACATATATATTTACTAAGTTTAATCTATTAATAATGAAAATGGAGAATTCAATGAAAATAAGTGAAGATTTAAAAAGACATTTAAATGGTTTGTATGCCATTCAAAAAGTGAAACAAACAAAAAATAAATTTTACGATAAAAAATTATCAGATTTAATTTCTTCTGAAGAAAAAGAAATAATTAAAAAATTAAAAGAAGATAATTTACAAAAATTATTTCGTGTAAAAACTAGAATAATTGCAATAAATGAAAATCCTAAAAAATATGAGGAGGAAAATAATGGAAAAAATTTGTAGTGGTAATTATGAAAATGTTTTGGCTCTGATTGATAGAGCCAAGCATTACAATATTTGGGTTCAAGTTAGTGATGAAGATGGTGTTTATGAGTATGTCACTAGAGAACAGTTTGAGAATAAAATGGTTGGTTTGATAGAAGATAATAATTGTCATATTGAGAATTTTTATTTTCAACATGAAGACGATGAACTTACTTATGAGAGGAGAATATAATGAGTAAAATAACTAAAGCAACAATTAAAAGTTTTATCAAAAAGAACTTTGACGATCTGTATATCTCTACAAGATCTAGATTTAATGGAATGATTGATTGTGTTGATGCATGTCAAGATCAATCTTTTCGTAAAGTAGAAAAAGATACAAGAGAAAGATTTGCAAATAATTCTTTGGGTATCAAGGATGCTTACTTTGTTGGAAGTAGTAGAGATTATTTTAATGCATACGATAAAGATGGATTTAAAGGTTATGAAATTTATAACTGTGTTGGTTCTTTTATCTTAGCAATTAGGGAGGTGTAAATGAATACATACGATAAATTATCAAGACTATATCAGAGGTGGTTACAAAGAAATAAACTTAATCCTCTGATTAGTGCAGACGATCTTTACTACGATTATTGTAGAGGAGAAGTGTCATTGGACAATGGTCAGTTGGCATGGCTCAAGAGGTTCAATGACATTTGGTATAGATCAGATATCCATGAACAAAATAAGTTAGTAGACCCACATGATGAAGAGGGTATTATCGATTTATGGACAGATTATCTTGCAGAAGACAAGAGATCATTCAACGAATATTTTTCTGAGGAATTTGGATTTACTTGTGACGAGGGTATCACTCGAAAACAGTTAAAGTTTTTATGCGAAACATTAATAAGGAGGAAATAATGTTTTTTAATTATAACAGAATAGAACTAATTGATTTATACAATCATCTTTTAAAAAGTAACTATGACGATGTTTGGTATAATGAAAAGAAACATAATAAGCAGTATGTTTTAAAGACTATTAAGGGGAGGTTAAAATGATCAATGGTCAATTGACAATGTTAGCAGATAGTGGAGCAACTCTTCAGTTTGAATGTGAAGAGTGTGTTGGAGAGGGATACATTCCCATAAGCAATGAAGAAGTTGTAACATGCAAAGAATGTGGTGGTCGAGGATGGACAGAAAATTTATCCTCGATACCTCAAGATTTATTTATCAGAATAGGGAGTAAAAAATGAGATATACTCTTCGTGAACAATTGAAATCAAAGAAACATCCCGAATATAAAGGTGTTTACATTGTAAATGCATATGGAAAAACATTTCATGTTCAACACTTTTTAGATGAAAATATGGAGCATAAAGGGGAATGGAGTATTTTAGAAATAACTGAAAATAAACCATATGGAGAATGGGTAGATACTGTATATTCAAAAGGATATGCACTTATGAGATTAAAAGAACTTTACGAAAACAAGGAGAAAAGAAAAGATGCCTAAAACAATTGAAGAATATAAAAAACAAGAAATTATTGGTTTTGATGTTTGGCTTGATAGTGGAGTATCTATCAAAGGTTTCAAAGAGTTTGATGAAAAAGCTATCGAACAAGCTAAAAAACAAATCATCGACATGATAAAAAAAGATCAATGCTCATGGCATTGGGAAGAGTTTAGAGGAGAAGAATAATGTCACATTTTAAATTAGCAGAAAAAGAAATAAAATTATTTATTAAAAGTATGAAAGTATACAAGAATAAATTAAATGAAGATCATCCACATACACTCACATATCATCATGAGGTATCAAAAGAAAAAAGATATCTTGGTTTAACCATTGGCAAGATGGAAAATGAATTAAAGATAAGAGCAATGAGAAAATTCAAAGTCACAGTATGAACCAGGAATTTAACATGTTAATTAAAAAGTGGTTGCAATTAGTTGTGATAAATCATATAACAATTATATAACTATTATGGAGAATAAAATGACTAAAGAAAACAAGTATGCTCTGATTGATGAACTGCCAAAAGAAACTCAATCAGATATAAGAAGAGCTATGATTGTTCAATCAAAACTTGGTAAAAAGAAATACAGAAATGTATGGATTGGTAGTGGTTGGATAAGTTTAGACTCAAATGACAGACTAACTTTTAGAGAGGCAAAATACTAATGAAACTTACTAGAAGAGAAAAGTCTCACTTAATAATAGCCTTAGGCGAACTAATAAACTTAAGGCTATTGGAGAGTGAAAGATTTATCAATGCTCCTAATAAAGAATTAGATGCATTCGATATTAGTGAAAAGAAAAGCTATAGAAAAGAATTAAGAGAATTGAGTACACTTCAAAAGAAGATATATGCTCTTGATTATCTAGATTTTAAAAATAGTAGGAGGAGTAAATGAGTAGACTAAAAGATTTATTAATTGATGTGGAGAGCCATTTAGGTTCTCTGCTCAATGAAGATGGATTGACGAATGATCAAGCATTGAATGTTATTGAACAAACACCTTTCGTGGTCGGTGGTCAAACATTCAAAGGCAACTTTGTTCGACAATGTGCAGAGCAAATTCTTAACGAATGGTCAGTTGAGGATTTATATTACAAACCTTTTCTAGAAATATTTAACGGAGGAAAAAATGAAAATAAATAAGTCACAGAAAAGAATACAGTTTGAAAACAAGATGTTAAACACTCTTGTAACTGACTTGTATTGGGAATACGACAGAATGAGTAGTAGTGGTCAGAAGACACTTGACAACTTGGCAAAATTAATTGGTGTTCCTACTGAGGAAG